CACAAATAACCCAGCCACTAGGTATAGCACTTGATGCTCCGTGCCACATAGCAATAACACCAGTAGGTATTCCAGCAATTCCTGTTAAAGCAGCTCCCGATATAGCTGGAAGATTACCTGTCAATTTGGTCGCATCAATCGTAGTAGAAGTAAACGCACCAGCAGAACTGATACTCGCTTTCTCTACTCCGTTGGCTTGGAACTTTATATCCTTAGAAGAACCATCAGCGTTTAGTGTTAGATGTTCGTTACTTGATTTTATTGTACTCATTATGCCTCCAACGCAGTTATACGAGCTTCTAACTCTTGTATTGTTTTAACTAATCTTGGAATAAGTTTAGAGTCATCTACACCCCATGTTTGTACTGGAGTTCCATCCTCATTCAATTCGTCTGAACCTACTGCAACTGCTTCGGGAACAACTGTTACTAATTCTTGGGCTACAAAACCATAATCTTTGTGAACATCTCTATTGTTTTTCCAATCAAACTGCCTAACTTTAATATTCTTAATGTCTTGTGTAGCAGACGCAGAATCTTGTATATTTTCTTTTAGTCTTTCATCTGAAGCGTTATTAAGTCCAACAGTTGTTGGGCCAGATGTTAAATACCCAGCCTGAGTTCCTTGTCTATTAAAACTCAAATGATATTTAGTTCCACTTCCACCAGTTGAACTGTTAAAAGTAGCACCATAATGAGCATCGTTGTCAACATAGCCTTCAATATTACCACTTACAAGTACCCCCAAAGTTTTTGTATTTAGCACCTTACTGTTATCATGATAAAGATTTACTGCACCATTATCATTAAATTCTGCACAAGTTTCAACAGTATCAGAGCCACCTAATATAGCAATTTTATTATCACTAGCTAAATGTAAATCGCCAGTATAGTTTAAAAGTTTACTGTGAGTGCCATCGTGTATTAACTTTAAATCATTACCAGTTCCTAATCTAACAGCAACATTATCATTAAAATCTACACCTGTTGCTCCACCTACACCAGCAGCATCTAACTCTGCTTGAGTAGCTACGTCTGCTGCAACTTTAGCTGCTGTTACAGTTGTGTTAGCTAAAGTATCTGTGTCTACTACTCCATCAGGCAATCCACCAACAGATAGTCCTGTGACTGTGCCTGAACCATTAATTACTATTGCCATTCGTTACTCCTATAAACTTTGTGCGTCTATCATCTCTTGATAGGCTGTCTTTACTGAGTCAGTCCAAGTCGCATTAGCTACTGCTTGTACTCTAGCATCTTCACCGCTAATGTCTGTGTCTACCCAAGCATCACTCTCATTTTTAGTACTAGGTTCTAAAACATTTCTATGGAATGAGGATGACAATACTGCTCCATCTTCCTTAACTCTTGTTGCTGTACGAACTTGCAATCTTCCATTTTCTAATACTTCAATCTTGTCTACTACTGTTTCTTTTGTTAATGCCACTTTATTCTCCTGTTATTAAATGTCCGTTCTAAGAATCCACTTAGAATAATTGTCAAGCTAAAAATTACTGTGATGTAAAATATGCTATTGATAAAACTATTTCTGTTCCGTTATCCCATTGCATAGTTGGTGAAATTTGATTATCTCTAAGTTTCCAAAAACTTGCGTGTGCAGTATTAGTTTGTACTAACCATTGATTTGATTTTTCAGGAATCGGGCCATTATAAGTCCACAAACTACCAGCCGACCTGTGGTTTGCGGACGAAGCTGTAAAAGGTAAAGACATATTCATTAGATAACCATTTTGAACATCACCAGGGCTGTAATAAAGCGAAATAAAAACCATCTGACCTATTTTTGTATAACTAGCGTTATATAGAGTACCATTTACAACGGCATTAGATGTATCTTTAAAAACTGGAGTAAAAGTGCCTTCCTCATAATCGTCTAAAGTATTGGCTGCTCCTGTTCCTCCTATGGTTAAACCACTACCTAAAACTAAATTTCCTGAAGGTATGTATACATTACCATTTGTTTTTTTAATCCACAGTTTTGTACCACTATTATAAATATGGAAATCTTCATCATCACCATCGTGTAATGAGCCACGACCTTGACCTAATTGCCACGTTCCATCTTCACTTACCATTTCAAGTTCAGCACCAGTTGTAGTGCCTGATTTTGTATTTTGTATTCGTATCTTAGTAGAGTTTCCACTTCCTGCAACGTGAAGTGGCTCAGATGGACTTCCAGTTCCAATTCCTACACGCTCACTTGAGTCAATTGTTATGGCAGTAGCATCACCATTATCTGTAATTGAACTTGGTACATCAGCAGTCGTTGCTAGTGTGCCTGTAGAATCGGGTAGTGTAATCGTTCTGTCTGTACTCGTATTAGGAGCAGTTACAGTTAGTACCCCTGTGCCTGATGCGTTACCTTGTATTTTAACTTTACTCATTATGCTATCACCCAAGTTGAACCCGTTGGAATCGTGACTGAAACCCCTGAGTTAATTGTAATCGGACTTGCTGTAAGTGCATTATTGCCACTTGTAATGCTGTAGTTAGCGCTTATAGTATGAGAATGTTCATACAGCGCTTTGTCTGTAGTATTTCCACCACCTACTGCTGTCCAAGCTGAACCATCGTAAATCTCAGCGCTAGAATCTGTTGTGTTAAATCTAATAAAGCCTGTGGCTGGTGAACCATCTCTTTGACCTGTTGTACCTACTGGAAGTTTAGCAGAGCCTGTTGCAGAGGTTTTATCAACAATAGAAGCTACACCATCAAGTAAATTAATTTCTGTAGCATCTGAGGTAATTGCTGTGCCACCTACTTTCCATTGACCTGCAGTTAAATTTGGCTTAATGGCTGTAGTGCCATCTAATAGATCATCAATTGCATCTAAGTCATTATTAAGTTTTGTTCCCCAAGTATCGTCTGAAGCATCTACTTCAGGCTTGACTAGGTTAAATGTAGTTGTAGTAGTATCTGCCATATCTTAGTCCGTTAATGTTACTGTTGTTGTAATTTCAGGAGTTTGCGCTCCACCGTTAGTATACACCGTTACAGTTTGTTGTCCAAGCGAGTTGCCTACTGGGATAGTTGTGTCAAATGATCCACCACCACCTCCCATTGATTCACCAGTCACTTGTATTCGTATATTTGTATAACCAGTTACATCTTGATCAATTGCTGTATACCATCCTTGTGCGTAACTTCCACAATCTCCTCTACCTGTATGAACTGCACCACTAGGTTCAGCTCCAGCTATTTCTACTTTACCTGCACCATCATATTTAACATATAAATAGTGATCTATACAATGCCTTCTAGTGTCTGTGTATGATACTGCTGGCAAACCTTCTGTCCATACTTCTGTACCATTAAAGAACACTTTATCCATAGACGTACCATTAAAAAATACTTCTTTAGTTTCCGATATATCTGTTCCGTTAATAAATAATCCCATTACGAAGTTTGTATATATAAGTTCCCACCTGATGTCCAAATTTTAGCCATGCCTTTCGTTGATTGAGTAGCAAAAGGTGTAGCTGTTTCTACAAATGCAGTTGTTGCCACTTGTGTTGTATTAGTACCACTAGAAGCTGTAGGTGCAGTCGGTGTGCCTGTAAGACTTGGACTTGCTAGATTAGCTTTAGTATTAATTTGTGTTTGTACATTAGATGTAACACCATCCATGTAATTAAGTTCAGCAGTTGTAGCTGTAACTCCATCTAATATGTTTAATTCAGCAGTTGAAGAAGTAACTCCATCAAGTTTGTTTAATTCAGCAACAGTAGACGTAATGCCATCTAATGCATTTAACTCTGCTGCAGTTGATGTAACAGCAACACCACTTATTTTCCAACTACCTGCTGTTAGATTTGGTGTTATTGCAGTTGTTCCATCTAGTAAATCGTCTAAGGAATCTAAATTTGTATTTATTTTTGTACCCCAAGAACTTTCACTAGCGCCAACTTCAGGTTTAGTTAAAGAATAAGTTGTAGTTGTTGTATCAGCCATTTATTTCTCCTAAAAAGTTCCTTGCCATACTCGAAATTTGTCAAATTCACCACTTAATATATTTTTTCTGACAACTTCTTTACGAGCTTCAATATCGTTCCAATTCACTCCTGCGTCTTTGCACCATTGCGCCATAATATGTAAAGGTATAGAACCTACAAGACGATTTTCACCACTTAAACCTACTTTTGCTTTTCTTAAATCTTCAGCTCGATCTAAGCTCGGTTGATTATCAAATGTACGTGCAACTTCAATTTTATCGTCTTTGCGGTTGTACTGTATTTGTTCTTTTGTTTTCATATTATCTTAAATTTGGTGTGGGAAACTTAGCTCAAATCTCCCACTTTAAGTGTGGGGAGATTAAGGAGGACTCCCCACACCCAATATTCTACCTCATTATGAAGTAGTACAGTCAGCAACTAAACCTGAAGCCTTCTCGTTCTTAGAGATAAGCGTAAGTTCAGTTAATACTTGACGTTTAGTTGAGTCACCAGTTTTAGCTAACTCTGTATTCTTAGTTGGTCTAAGAACACCACATGCCCACATATCTGATTGCATAATCCAAACATCACGACCTCTGTTTTCTCTGCTAGGAACAAAATCAACTGTTCCCCACGGAGTTACATACACGTCTACTGCATTTACAACAGCGTTAGTACCACCAACTGAAGCTCCAATTGTAGAGCGTTGGTTGTTCATACCAGTAAATGCTAGTGCTTTGTTCATTTGGAACGCACTTAGATATACAGTATCAGGCTTACCACCTTCTTCCCAAATAGACTGCATAACACTATCAAAGTCTGCTTGAGAGAAAACAGTAGCTGTACCGTCAGTACGAGCTGTAGCACCTGGTACTGAACCAGTTGGGTTTGCACCACCTGATCCACCAATGTTTGCAACATTAGTTGTCACGTATGCTCCACAACCAGCTAGTTCACGAGCCGCTGATGCTGAACCTGTTTCGTACTTATTGTTATCAAACAAAGCCTTCTCAATGTCTAGCTTTTGCTCTTTAGCAATTTTTAACACTTGATAAGCCATCTCAGCTGAACGACCTGCTTTGTCAAGTCCTTCGTCTGTATCAGGGATTATCACCGCATTTTTAAAAATTTGTGTGTAATTCCCGAGGCGGGTAGTGGCTGTACGTGCTTCACCTACAGTATCGTCACCTTCAATGTGAGCGTTAGCTGCTGATGATCTGAGTGCATCTGTTTGCCACTCATGGTAAGTGTTACTTGCTTTTACTTTTTTCAGCGATGAGTAAAAAGGAGTTTCTTCAGGAGAGATGTCATAAATAACATTCTCTAAATCCTCACGAATACCTTTAACGTCATAGCTATCGAAAGTATTACTTGGCTGTGCCATAATATTTCTCCATTAACTATTTAAAATTAATCCAAGTGCATCATCGATGCTACCTGAATCCCTAAGTTTTGCCTTTTGGCGAGAACGTACTTTAGCATTAGAAGTAGGTTGTTTCTTAGCGCCTGGTTTCATCATAGGTTTCGCTGACTTTAACTTTTGTTTAGCCTGTGATTTGCCTTTTAATGTAGCCTGATACCTCATGGCATCGTGTAACACTTTAATCGCTCTGTGATCTGTAATCTGCGAAATTTCTTCAGTAGTATAACCATAATGATTTGTTCCGTAAGTTACAAGTTCTTCCTTTAGTGCAGTTGCTCTTTTAGAGTCTGCAAACTCAGGAATTTCACGTTGTAATATTTGCATTTGTTCTCTTAGATACGCTTGTTTTGCAGTTGCTTCAGCTTCACTTGTTTTTTGTGATACCTGTTGCAATTGCGCCATATGTGCATCATATTGCGCTTTCTGTTCTTCATACTCTAAGTTTTGTTTCATGTACCCGATAGGATCGGCATCAAACAATTCTTTTGTAGGTTTTTCAGGTGGCGCTGAAATATTACCATTTTGTAGCGATTGATACAACTCAGCTAATTGCTGACGTTCATTAGTCAAGGCTGCATAAACTGCTTCAGCTTCTTTCTTTTGCGATGCAGCATCTTGCATACCTTGTTGGACATACTTTTGCCCACTATAGCCTTGCTTTAAGTCATCTAAGGTTACTTCTTCTTCTTTACCATTAACTTTAACAGTAAATCTTTGAAGTTCTTCTTGACTTGCATCCTCTAGGTGGTTTTCGTCATCCTCAGAAGCATAGATTTCTTCGTCTACTTCTTCAACTTCTTCTTGTGATTCAACTTCTTCTTCAATATCCGATTCAGCAGTAGCTTCAACTTCTTCAGTTTCTTCTTCTGTTATCTGTTCTTCTTCAATTACAGCTTCAGTTGTTTCTTCTTGTACTGGCTCTAGTATGCTACTTAAAGCACTATCTACGTCAGTTACTTTAGGTTCAGTCGTAGTTTCACTCACGGTGCTGATTCTCCTTTAGTTAGTTTATGATTAAACATTACTTCATCCGTTTGTACGGAGTCGAAATAATCGTCAATCTTTCTAAGCGCACATATCATATCGTGTGCTTTCTCTCGCTGATCCGTTGTCGAATCTGCATTTACAAACACAGCGATTTGCTGATCTGTAATCTCTTTTAAAGCCAATTGAAACGTGTCATCAGCTTTTAATGTCCTCATTTTAGCGCTTTTTTCAACTATTGATAAGTTGTTTGCCACTAGAATCTACCTCCTGTGACAGCTT